ATCTTTCAAGAAACAATAGTGTTGCACAAGACCCACCAACCGAATAAGGAAAATTATTGTGCAAAATCCTGATAAGCTTATGATTGAAGCTCAAGCAAGGAATATTACTACTTTGCGAGATAATCTTAGAACAGCTAATAAGAAAGTTCAAGTATTATCTCAAGAACTTTCCAAAGTTCGCCGATCTGGTCTCTTTTACAATAAAATGCAAGAAGCTATTTTAGAAAGTAGTTTCCTTCAAGGAGAATGGACACGCTTTTGTTCTTTTCTCAGGATGGCTGCGTCAGATATTGAATCTGAATTCAATGCCATTGAATCAGATGATGAAGATGATTACGTCGAAAGATTAATTAAAAACGCTTAGCAAAACCTATTGCTATTTGGTTGCTAGGTGCTTGCTTATTAAGACCAATATCCCAAGATATGTCCCATTCTAAATCACTCTTCGGAGTCCAAGCCAACGCTAAATCCAATGTATACTGTTTAGTTGGTCTTACAGGGTCAAAGTTATAGTCAGTCCATATTTCTACGGTGCTGCTTAATTTATGGGGTAAGTTGGTATTCACACTAAAAACGTTTGATGTGTTTATATGATATCCGTTATCCGAATCATCTTTAAATATATCCAATACCGGTACTATTGTTATAGACCATGTGTCGTTCAAAACCCACTGTGATGGTGCAGTGATGCCGCCCTCTATTTTTCCATTTCCTATATGATGCTCTGCCGTTGGCAACTTTATATAAGGCGAAAGTGCAAATTGCCATTTTGGGTTGTTTACCATTTCAAACTTCAAACTCGCTAACGTATCTCCAAAACCTTCAACATTATGCACACCTTTACTGTTTACTATTGTAATGGGTGAGACGGTAATTTCTGCATTTACATTTGGTGCGACACCATATTTTAAAGTAGGGTCCGATATAACAGTTGTTATTACTTGATTCTGAATTGTAATATTTGTGAAGTCGGATTCAATTTGAAATTGACCTTGGCTTACGGTGCATGGTTCTGCGGATTTGGCAGGACGATCAGGACAAATATCATCCGCTAAAGCCACGGATGACATAAAAAGACAAGAAATTAAGATAGTAAGAAAAATCTTCATGAGAAAGTATTTACATTTTGACCCGAATACCAATGATAGGTCATAATGACAAATAGATGAATTATTTTGAAGACTGAAATATGACAAAGAAATCTGAAGTTATTTACGATCAAAAGTATCGAGAAGTTCTGGATCATGGATTTGTTGGTCTTGTGGATACTATGGGTAATGACTCTGCTATTGTTCAAGCAGCACGAGTATCTTACGGTCAAGGAACTAAATCTGTATTAGAAGATCGCGGTCTAATACGTTATCTTATGAGACACAAGCACACTTCACCATTTGAAATGTGTCAAATCAAGCTTCATGTGAAAATTCCCATTTTCGTAATGCGTCAACTTGTTCGGCATAGGACTGCAAGTTTGAATGAATATTCTGGCCGATACTCCGTAATGACGGACGAATTTTACTTGCCCGAGCCTGATGTTATCTTGCCACAAAGCAAGGACAACAAACAAGGTCGGTCGGGTGAAATGAGTGGACCAAACGCTGCGGGTGTCCGATGGATGATGGAAACCGCGAATAATCATTCGTATGATATTTACCAAGCATTGTTGGGTGAGAAAGACCCATCAAAGTTTAGCGGCGGTTCAGAAGTCATTTATGATCCTTATGACGAAAATGATCCTCTATTTGACGATGACTTTAATGGTATAGCTCGTGAAATGGCTCGTTGTGTTCTACCAGTGGCAAACTATACCGAGCTTTACTGGACACAAAATCTACATAATATGATGCACCTATTGAAATTGCGGATGGATAAACATGCTCAATATGAAGTCAGAGTGTTGGCAGATACAATTTATGAACTAATTAAGCCTATTTTCCCTGCGGCACTTGAAGCATTTGATGATTATGTTCGTGAAGCTAAAACACTTTCCCGAATGGAAATCGATCTTACAAAGAAGCTTTTGAGTTCTAAAGTCTCTCCCGCTGCGACTTTTTCAACTCTACTGCTTGGATATGGTAGTGATAAGCTCTTGGCTGATGAGTTTGGAATGTCCTTACGAGAGTTACGCGAATATGCTGAAACTTGGGGATTGCCTTTGTATGATGAAGTCAATGTTTCGGTGGACGCTCCTAAGAGAAAAGCTCGCACATCGTCTACCTAATTATGGTAAACGAAATTTTGACATTCTCGTGAGAGATCGTTAAATTGAGGAAGTTGGAAATTTTACCACTGCCATTTTCAAAAGGAATTTCTCTATGGCAATTGATACCGAAACACTTTCCGCCAATGATCGTATTAAGCTGAAGTCCTTTATGGATTCAGCTATGGCGGTCTTTCAGGAAACAGATGACTTAAAGGCGGGTCTCAAAGACACCGCTAAGGCTATCGCCGAAGAATTCGGATGGAAGCCCGGAACGCTTATGAAGGCGGCGAGGATAGCTTATCGCGCTTCGCTTGCTGATGAAAAGGAAGCGTTTGATACTGTTGAAGAAATATTAGAAATAACAAACAGAGGTTCTTGATAAATAGCTGTAGATCATTTAAAGCAAATTATTCATTTTTTCGGACAAATTGTTATTAGATGGCATACGTTGACGCACATTATGATCGCCAGAAAGATAAAATTCTTGTCGCAGAGCGAGTCAATGGCGAGCGTCATTTATTAGAATACGACGCTGATCACGTCTTTTATTATTCACATCCACAAGGTTCTCACACCTCTATTTACGGCGATTCATGCCGTATGTTTACTACAAATAGTAATCAGAAGTTCAAAAAAGAACTCGCACGAATAGTATCTCCGGTTTCTAATAAGAAACCTGTGACCATCTTTGAAAGCGATATACGACCTGAATTCAGATCATTAGCAAAACATTATATGGGTGTTGATGCACCTGTTCTTAATGTTGGCTTCTTCGATATTGAGACGGACTTTGATCCGAAACGTGGGTTCGCCCCAGTCGATGACCCCTTCAACGCAGTCACAGCGATATCTTTACATACTTCAAAAGAGAAGCGGCTTATTACGCTGGTTCTTTGTCCTAAAACTGTGGACCTTCAAGAGGCTTATAATATAAGTCAAGAATTTCAAGATACAACGGTTTTTGATGATGAGCGAGAGCTTCTAAAAACATTTCTTGAAATTATTGAAGACGTTGATGTTCTTTCAGGTTGGAACTCCACGGGCTTCGATATTCCGTATATCGTTAATCGTATTACGCGTGTCTTGAGTAAGGAACATCTACGCTCCCTGTGCCTTTGGAACCAGCTTCCTCGTGTAAGAGAATATCAAAAGTTTAAACGCACTCTAACGACATATGATTTGGTAGGTCGAGTTCACCTTGACTATTTGGAACTCTATCAAAAGCATAATCCACAACAGCTTCATTCTTATCGATTAGATTATGTTGGTGAGATAGAAGTCGGTGAGAATAAAACTGTTTATGAAGGCACTCTTGATGACCTTTATAAAAAAGATTTCAAACGCTTTATTGAATATAACCGGCAAGACACTATGCTGCTGGTTAAAATTGATGCCAAGAAAAAGTTTATTGAGCTTGCAAATCAGGTTGCACACAATAATTGTGTGACACTAAAAACCACAATGGGTTCGGTCGCTCTCGTTGAACAGGCGATTATCAACGAAATGCATCAAATGGGTTTCGTTGTTCCTAACAGAAAGAAAAAACTGTTCGAGGAAAGCAGCGAAGATGATGACGAAGATGAAGACGACGATGAGCGCACGCCCGTAGTCGGGGCATATGTCGCCGATCCCAAAAAAGGTCTTCATGATGATATTGGTTGTGTAGACATCAACTCTCTTTATCCGTCTACGATCCGCGCATTAAATATGAGTCCAGAGACCATTATTGGTCAAGTCCGTCTTGACGAAACGATGGACCTTATAGCAAAGCGAATTCTTGGTGGAACCAAACGAGCGGAAGCTTGGGAAGGAATTTTTGCTTCGCTAGCGGTTGACCATATGCACGCGCATGATGGTGCACCAGTTACTATTGATTTCGAAGATGGCACGGTTAAGACCATGTCTGGTCGTGATCTTTATGATTACGTCTTCAATCCGAAGAATAATGTTTGTATAACTGCTAACGGAACTCTTTTCCGAACAGACAAAGACGGTATTATACCGCTGCTTCTGGCAAAGTGGTATTCTGAACGTCAGGAAATGCAAGACAAGCAAAAGTCCTTCGAAACATTAGCGGATTCCGAAACTGATACAGAGAAAAAGAAAGAGTATCTTTATTGGGCTGGCTTCTGGAATCAAAGACAACAGGCTCGCAAAATTCTCTTGAACTCATTGTACGGCGCACTTTTGAATGAGGGTTTGCGCTTTTACGACGAACGCTTGGGACAATCTGTTACTCTTACGGGACGCTCTATTGTCAGACACATGAACTCAAAAATCAATGAGATCATTACTGGTCTTTATGATTACAAAGGAGACGCGATATATTATTCTGATACTGATAGCTCATATTTTAGTGCGTATCAAGTTTTGAAAAATGATCCGCGATATGTTGATTTTGAATGGTCAAGGGAAAATATAATTTCTCTTTATCAAGGTATTGAGCAGATTGTTAATGATAGTTTTCCCGAATTTATGAAGAAGAACTTCAATACTACTCTTCAACGCGGAGCAATAATTAAAGCTGGTCTTGAATTAGTTGCGTCAAAATCTCTCTTTATCAAGAAAAAGAAATATGCCGTATTGATGTATTATAAAGACGGCAAGCGTTTAGATTTGAATGGTAAGCCCGGAAAACTTAAGGCAATGGGTCTTGATCTAAAACGGGCTGACACCCCTAAGTTCATGCAATCGTTCCTTGAAAAGCTTTTGATGGAGCTTTTGACCGGCGCTGAGAAAGAAAGCATGTTTGAACTGATCCGTGGATTCCGCCGCGAGTTCACCACAAGACCGGGTTGGGAAAAAGGAACACCAAAAAAGGTTAATGCTCTAACTGATTATGTTCAGAAACATGCATCAGCACGCGGTCTTACTTTACAAGACACCCTTAAGCTTAAGTCTGGATTCAAAATCAAAGTCAATATGCCCGGCCATGTTCGAGCAGCCATGAACTGGAATCACCTTTGTGAAAGCAATGGCGACCGATATTCTATGCGGATCGGCGATGGTGCAAAGATAATCGTCTGTAAGTTGAAACCAAATTTAATGAAGGTGGATAGCGTCGCCTACCCTATTGATGAACCTCATATCCCAGAATGGTTCAAAAATCTTCCATTTGATCATGCTGAAATGGAAGAAAAGATTATTGACAACAAACTTACAAATTTAGTTGGTGTTTTGGGATGGGACTTATCTCAAACTAAGGAAAGTAGTAGCGATGAGTTCTTCGTCTTTACTTGAGACTAGAAACCCTGATGATTTTACAATTCTTTACGTTAAACGAGCAGGCATGGCTCAACGTGAAGATAATAACAGACGTATGTTTACTCTTCATATGGAAGCAAAAGAACCCATTGAACGTAGATATGAATATGAGCTTGAACAATTTTTGAGGCTATACCTCTATGCCGAAGAAGATCACATGTCTCGTTTTGTAGATGGTTCCGAATATGAAAATTGGCAATATCATATTCCAAAGCAAATTACAGGCGGCAAGTTTGCTCTGGCTGCTGAATGGATTCACACGCAAACTCAGGGTCCTTGGTCTCTGACGGTGATAGCGGATAAAAGAAAACGCCCTAAGCATTCATTTATGATGGTTCATTTTCGGGATCAAAATGATGCACTTTTCTTCAAAATGTTTGAAGAAGATATTGTGCTTTCACCACAAGATTAGTTAAAATGACTAAATTGGAGAAATTGATATGAGAGATGTACTTCTTGATTTAGTCCGTCAAACAGGCGGTTTGACTGAAGCTTTGCGTGTGACTGGCTCAGATACAGAAACAGTTGTTAAGGGTTGTGATGCGGATAAGACCCTATTCATTGAAGCAAAGTTGAAAGAACCTTTGCCGGAATTCGCTGGTGAATTTGGTATCACGAATATGAATATTCTTGGTGGGTTACTTAACTTTGTTAATTATCGCACAGATGATGCGACTTTTACGGTTAAGCGTATGGCGCGTAATGGTAAAGACACTGTTGAAAAGATTGAGTTCCGTAACGACAAGACGGGCAATGAAGCTGATTTCCGTATGATGGACCCAGCACATATTCCCGAGCAAGCTACTATTCCAGCTATTCCGTGGGAAGTAACAATTGTCCCCACCAAAACTAAGGTGGCTGAGTTTTCTCAAATCGCCACTTTGTATTCAGAAGCCAAGCAATTTGGCGCCCGAACTGTTAAAGGTGATCTTCAGTTTTATATTGGAGATGATAACTCGTCAACCCATCGTGCCAGTATGGTATTTGAAAATGGAGTCAAGGGAGAGCTTAAGGGAACCATTCAATGGAACACTTATCAATTCTTGGCCGTAATGAAGCTGACTGGAAATCATCCAACACAGATCAAGCTTACCAGTCGTGGTGTTCTTGGTGTTGAAGTCGAAACACCCTACGGCACCTATAACTATTTCTTACGAGCACAACGTTAAAATCTACCGTCCAGCAAGCATCCAAAAAGGGAGGTGATTCTTTCACACGCGGTCGGTCGTAGCGAGGGAGGGCTTCCAGTCTAGCCCTCGTGCACAAGGGGCGGGCTTAGTCCCGCCCCTAATCTTTTGAAAATAATATCTCGTGACCTAAATAACAACGGACTTATCATAGAAAGCGATCATGAGTAGGACGGTATATACAAAAGAAATCATGCAAGCGCTGGAAATAGATTCTACGCCGATGACTCAAGATCAGATATTTGAACGTGAACAAGCCATTGAAAAACGCTGGCTTGAGCAGTTTCGCGAGCACGAAGAGAAGATCATTCAGAGATACGAAGCTCGCGATGGTGAGCGCGCCGCTCAAGCCAAAGTTGGACAAGCCGCTCAGAGTGCACTTCACGTAAAAGGCGTTGTTATTCCATCATTATATAGTAATCCCGGTACAGCAGTTGATCCCGATGCAATTACAGAAGTTATAGACGCAACTGTCACGTATATTGAAATGGGTCGTGACTTTGAAATTATTCTGCAAGCAATCAAAGAAAATCCTTTGCTTATGAGTGAATGGGAACGCTTTATGATTGCTCTTAGGATGGCTTCAGAATGAATATAGATAAAGAAATTGATGTTGCATTAGCTAAGCAACATAAGGAAATTACTGATCGTTTTCATGTAAGATTAGCCGATGAACGGAAATTTGGCGATATCGGACGAACAGTAGTGAGAGCATTGAGGAGTAAGGGCGTAAACTTACCAGCATCCCCTACACCCGGAACAGATAAAATCTGTTCTCGTTATGCACAAATGGGTAAAGATTTTGATACGCTTATGGAAGCAGTAAAAAAAGACGTAATGCTAAAAAGCGAATGGGATCGCTTTTGTATGGTGCTTCGTCTTTCACAAGAGGATAAAACAGACGATGAATAAACTTATACCATTTCGCTTTCTTCCCGGTAGCTGGGGACTTGTTGGCGACCCTTTCGAAATAGCCAAAGCACACTATGAACTTTCTGGTGAGTCTTTAGCGCGCCGCCTAATTGACATCAATTGTAAAGATGAAAAGGCTAGAACTTTAGAACATCTAAAACTTGATCGTGAGTATGGTCGTATTAGTGATTATGAATTTGATGTCGAACAAGCAACAATTGAAAATGACTACAATCTTGATCCAATTGTTGCATTAGGTATTGAATTAAAGCACGGTAAAATTGATCCATGGGAGCATGATTGTAAGGTCGCCGAACTCCAGTTTCCTGACCCTAATAGTATGGAGCAACAGACTGCATTATTAACAGCAGACTACAAGCACGGTAAGATTGAAAAAATAGAATATGACAAGACAATGGCTTGCGCTAAAAATGAGCCATGGGTCGGTATTGTCGATAATGGATTTGATTCTGATGCTGGAGTTAATGGTCTATATTTCGAACTTGATTGGAATGACCAATGGGTAGAACATCTGCGTAAAAATGGCTACCATGGCGTGAACGATGAGCAGATCGTTGAGCAGTGGTTTTCTGATGTTTGCCGCTCACAAGCGGAAGAAAATCCTCCCGAGGATAATGACCCAGTCCCCTTCAATTCTGGTCGAACAATCAATCGTAGACGCGGTAATGGCGGCACGGAATATTCCTGATTAGTCAGTGTTCATACATAATGTATACAATTCCTAAAGTCATAAGTAATTGTCCTGATTGCGGAAATAGATTAATTATTCCAGATTCTTCATACATTTTACGTAATAATATTCGGGAAGAAATCTCTCCTAGAGAATTTTGTTCTAATTATAAATGTGGTTATGGGCGTGAAACTCAATTCAAGGACATTAAAAAGTTTAACGATTACGCTCAAATTATTTCTTTTATAATTCCTGATACTGAAATTGATTTAGATCGTTGCGGTGGTTTTGCGGTTTTTACTAAATCTCGTTTACCTGTAACTGTGATTCTTAGTTTGATATCTTATGGAGAAACCGACGACGATATAATGGCTGGATACCCGCGTATGAACAAGTTTCTGTTGGGAATATGCCGAAAGGTAATGGCTGATCTTCCGCCGCCGTAATTTGGTTTACCATATTTGACATTACACCCATAACCGCTCTAATATATGGTTATCGGAGGCATAATGACCACATATTCCATTATTGACGTTGCAAACCTTTTTTACCGTTGCCGCCATGTCGTACGCGGGGATGCCTACACCAAGGCAAGTATGGCGACAGCCATTGTCTTCCGAAGCCTCAAAAAATTGCATCGTGAAATGAAAGCCGATCATATGGTATTCTGTATAGAAGGTCGTAGCTGGCGTTATGATGTTTATCCGCAGTACAAAGCTAAGCGTCGTATGGAACGCATGGTTGCTACGGCTTCGCCAGCCGAGCGCGAGGAAGAAGAAGCGTTTAATTCTGTAATGAACGATTTCACAAATTATATGGCTGAAAAGACTCGTTGCACAGTTTTACAAAGTGATGGAATCGAGGGTGATGATTGGATTGCTCGTTGGATTCAACTGCACCCCAAAGATGATCATTTCATTCTTTCAGGAGACAGCGACTTTGTTCAATTGATAGCTCCGAATGTTTCCATTTATAATGGCGTAGATGATCGTCTTTTAACGATTGATGGGGTATTTGAGGGCACCAGTCGTAAGCCAATGGTTTTTCATGTCGATGGTGGCAGCGGAAAGATCAAGGTCTCTGGTACGATTGAAGAAATGAGAACTAAGTACGATAAGGCTCAACGCGAGGAAGAAAAAAAGCATTACGCTTCAGAAAAGGTTCGGAAACAAGCTCACGAGTCTTATCAAAAAACTAAAGCCGTTGAAGACCCAAACTTCAAGATTACTCCCTTTCAACAGGTCGAGTTTGTTCGTAAAGAATTTTCATTTTCACCTGAACCTGAGTGGTGGAGAAAAGCTCTGTTCGTAAAGCTTATCCGGGGTGATAATGGCGATGGTATCTTTTCAGCCTGTCCCGGCGCCCGCTTTAATGGGTCCAAAAACAAAGTAGGTATATGTGAGGCGTGGGATGACCGTGCATCACAAGGCTTCAATTGGAACAACTTCATGCTCCAAAGATGGGATAAGCTAATCAGAACGGATGATAGTGGGAATACTATCACCAAGGAAGTTAGAGTTCTTGACGAATACAAGTTCAACCAAAGCCTGATTGACTTGACACAGCAGCCAGATCATATCAAAGATTTAATGGATCAGGTAATCGTTCAGGCGGTTCAAAAGGAGCCTATTGGGAACGTCGGAATTCATTTTTTGCGTTTCTGTAACCAACATGATCTTCCTTCATTGGCTAAGGAAGCTAGCGACCACGCTGCGTATCTCACTAAGGGTTATTCATGACCGTCACCACGACACCCATTGAAACTTTTCTCGCTAAGGCGATTTCGGCATCTCGGATGGGATCGAAAGAAATTCGTGTTCCGATTTCGGAAGCTAATGAACTTTCAGCAGCCATCGGTAAAATTCTGGCTCTGAATGTCAGTTTGAGCGATCAGTTGAGAGAAACTGAAAAGCTAATAGGAGCAAATTTGGTTGTTGATGGTGGTCGCTTTAAATAATGAATAGTCCTCCAATGAAAAGGTCAAAACGCCATAAACGCTGTAAAGTAGCGAAGTGGAAAAAGATTTTTTATTTTACAAAACCCACTGCTGCTACGGGTGAAGTTTGGGAACGGTGGCGCCGACACGTTAAAGCTCGCTATCCTATTCTTTATTTTTTAAGGGAAAGATTGCCGACTTTTTTCAGAGTCAAAAAGCTTCAATTTTCGGATTTTATATGGTGGTTCAAATACCGGACAACTGATCGCAACCATATTTTAAAAATTCGTAATCTTAAGCCGGGATACTATGAACCTGATACAAAAATGCTCTATGCCGCTTTCTCTCTTCTTATTGATCATGTGGAAATTGGTTTAGCTTGTCGTAATTTTGGATGGTATGAAAAGAAATATCCTAAGTGGTTACCAACTATTTTTAGGAGGTTTTGGAAACAAAAAATCAATCCGCAAGCAGGAATAGACCATTTAATATGGGAAATGACTGACGAGGATGTGGTGACAAACTCTCCTGAGCAATCAAGAGTGGCTGGTATTATTATGAGACTTTATGTGTGGTGGACACAAGAACGTCAAGAGCGTATTGACGCGCATTCTGATTTTAGAATTTGGGAGGGTGTAGAACGAGAGCATTGCGACCTGTTTTTTGGAAGCGGACGCAATCCGAAATACAAAGCGGCATTGGATAGTATGTCAAAATTAAATGATTTTTATGATGCACAAGATCAAGCCATGTTAATTAAACTGGTTGAGATCAGAAATCATCTATGGTCGTAGAGGTGTTACTAATATCGTAACCAATACGCTGATATTCTACCACTCCGTTTTCAAACGCCGCGTGATCTGTCCATATTTGAACTCTGGGTGAACCATCAACATTTGTTGACCTAAGCTTCATTTTTCGAGTTGGTTCTTTTTCTGATAGACTATTGATGTGAATCAAGAACGGGCTGCATTCATTATCTGGAATAAGATCACGAATATCCGTTCCAATTAATTCTTCTTTTTTTGAGCCATAGTAATTCGCAAAAGCTGCATTTACAAAGCTAATCCGATATGATGAATCAAAGCAGCAAATCATACTTGGTGTAAAATCTTTATTAGAATTAGATTTTACCTCTTTTATTGTTACCAAAGAAGCCGGTGAACTATCCCACCAAATAGTAGTAGTGGTGAACTCCATTTCCATTAAATGACCATCATGATGTTTGGCATGGACTCTAAAATCATCTGTAGAATCTATCTTATGGCCGGGCATAATCAAGGCATCCATTGAAGTTGCTAAAATTTCCTCAACCTTATATCCAAATAATTTGGTTGCGGCCGGATTAGCTGCGACGATTTGTTGATCCTTTACAACTAAAATACCATCAAAACTTGATTCGAAGATTGACCGATATCCTTTAAGGGTTTTGCGATCTTCATCACATGAAGAACCGATATCTCGCATCACGAGTAGGACGATTGATGAGCCGTCCGATCTATCTAAACGAGTATGGTTGACATCTAAAAGAAAAGTTGTGCCGTCCGAATAACGCCCCATAAGATCGTGCTCGTCCTCGGCAACGTCCAAATGAGCTAACAAATTCCAGACGGCGGTAGCGTCATTCGTTTGTGGGAATGACGCTGATTCTCTAAAAAAGAGATCACCCACGAAGGTATCTTTAACATCGGAAGCTTGAACGCCAAACATCTGCTCTGCGGCTGGATTAAAGGCTTGGATGCTGCCCGAGATATCACAGATTACCAAGGCATCGTTTAGAATTCTGGCTGTGCTCTCAAGCTGAACCGCGCTATCTTGAAGTTTTGACTTCAATCGATTTGTAACGAAATTAGCCACATCTGCCGTTTGAGTCGCGGCATCTAGTAACCCCTGCTGACTTTCAAGCACTTTAATGTCGCGTTCGATTTCCCGCTCGCGCAGTTCAAGGTGTTTCTTGCTAGTGCTGAATGGCCAGCGCATTATACAATAACATCCTTTATGTTGATTCAACCGTTGTGAATAATAATAATAAACGTATTTAGATAATAGTTTTTATCGTTATA